ATCAACAAAGAAAGTCCAACATTTCTCTGGACAGAAGAACATGGAATTTCTCGTTTGATGGATACAATTCGTCGAGTTGGTGTCAAACATCTAAATGAAAAATCTCTGAGAAGCTTCTTTGCACATGCAGGACAAATTGCTGCTCAATTCAATGTGAACACGGCAAAAAATCTTTACAATACTGTTGCAGGGAAAACAATCTTTGACATCTCTTGTGGTTGGGGTGATCGATTGACAGGATTCTATTTGTCAAATAAAAAATCTTATTTTGGTACAGATCCAAATCTAAACATGTTTGAAATCTACAAGAAGATGTGTTTGCAATATGAGAAGTGGCTTGGTAATTCGAATCCTCAAATCGTTGAGAAACAAAATTGTTTTGAAGTCAAAGGAATCAAGAATGTTCGCATTTATAGTCTACCTGCAGAAGATTTGAACTATCAAGAAATTCCTGACATCGATCTCACATTCTCTTCACCTCCATATTTCAACAAAGAACTTTATGGAAAAGATTCGAAAGCAGAAGGAAATCAATCTTGGAATCGCTACAAAACAGGCGATGCTTGGCTTGAAGATTTTCTTTATTGTATCATGGATCAATTACTACCAAAATCAAAGACAACAATGATCAACATCACCGATATTGGTATTGACAAAAATCGTGTATTCATTTGTGATCCAATGGTCAATCGCTATCGAGATCAATTTGTTGGTATTGCAGGATTTGAAATGTCTCAGAACATGAATGTTGGTCAAAAGAAAAAAGAACAAATCTATACAGAACCGATATGGACCTTTGGACAAAATCCATATCGTGAACAAAAATCAATTCTCTCTCTTTTCGAATAGGTAATTATGTTTCATCGAATCACTGTTCCCATTGATGACAACTCATCTTGGGATAAAACTTACAATGAAACACAAATTCTTTCTGTTGAACCGAGCGCAGATGTGCAAGGAAAGTTTTTGTTTTCTCTACAACTCAAGTCAGAAAAAGTCTCTTTTCATTACAACGAAATTACGGTCATGATGGAAGACTATGAAAATTTAGTGTCAAACGTAGGGAATGGATTTCAAAGCACACACACAATTCTTCACGCAACCGAAGTCTCAAACAACGGAAAGACATTGCTTGGATAAATTTCTTGACATTTGTTTTCAGGTCTGATACAATAGAGAAAACTCTCTTTCATCTTACATCTGGAGAAACATGTTTTATACAAATGTGTCTTTGATTGGTGAAAAAATTCATGTTCGTTATGTTGAGAACGGTACTAAGAAACAAAACAAAATCAAATTTGCACCTTCTTATTTCCTACCAAAACGAAACGGTGAATTTCGTTCACTAACAGGTGAGCCTTTTGCTGAGGTTCCCTGTGATTCGATTGCAGATTATCGCAAAAAAATTAGCAACATGGACGACCTGTCCAAAGAAAAACTCTCAGGAAATCCTAAGCTTGAATTCGATTTCATCTATCGCTATTTTGAAGATGATATTGATTTTGATATGAGTCTAATCAACATCGCATATCTTGATATTGAAGTTTATGCGAATGATGGAAAGTTTCCCGAACCCAGAGATGCAAACTATCCAATCAATGCAATTTCAATGCGAATGAATGGCGTCACAAATGTCTTTGCTCTCAAGTTCAACGCCAAGTCTACCTATGAAAACCAGAGAGAGGACATCAAGGTCAAGCTATATGAACACGAAGAAATCCTATTATCTGAATTTCTTGAGTTCTGGAAAAGAAGTGAAATTGACATCATCTCTGGCTGGAATGTTTCAAACTTTGACATCACTTACATTTGTCGACGAATTGAAAAACTTTTTGGTAGTAAATCTCTTCGTTCACTTTCTCCTTACGGTATGGTTTATTCCTATGAGAAAAAAAATGGTTATGACGATGTTGACCTAATTTTTTCGATCAAAGGCCTTTCTCAGATGGACTATCTTGCACTCTACAAGAAGTTCACTTTCACAAATCAAGAATCTTACAAGCTCGATTATATTGCAAACATTGAGCTTGGTGATCGAAAGACTGACGTTTCGGATTATGATAATCTCTTTGAGCTATACGAGAAAGACTTTCAGCTATTTCTTGATTACAACATTCAAGATACTGAATTGATCGAGAAGCTTGATCAAAAAATGAAGCTAATGGAAATCGGATTAGGACTCGCCTATTTCTCAAAAGTTAACTTCGAAGATATCTTCTCACCCATGCGCTATTGGGAAAACATCATTCAAAACTACTTGTTCGAACAAAAGATTGTCAATCCGATTGCAAAGAAAAAAAATACCAAGTCTGAGAAATTTGGAGGTGCTTTTGTCTTTGAGCCAATTCCACAAAGAGCGGAGCAAGTGGTCTCTTTTGATTTCACTTCTCTGTATCCTTCTGTGATGATGGCCTTCAACATCTCTCCCGAATGTATTGTGGATGAAAGTGAGATTTCAATCGAAGAGATACTGGACCGTAAAGCGGATCTCAAGGATGATTATGAACGTGACCTTGTTGTTGCAGCCAATGGAGTGAGATTCACGAAAGAAAAGATGGGTTTTATTCCGGCTCTTGTCGCAAGGATGCTCGACTTGAGAAAAGATTATAAAATTAAAATGTTAGAAAATAAGAAGCAAATCGAAACTCTCAAGAAATCTGGTGGTGATCCTGAAAAAATTCAAGAATGTCAGAGGCTTGTGGTTGCATTCAACAACAAGCAAATGGTAACAAAAGTTGCTGCAAATTCCTTTTTTGGTATTTGCGGCCTTCAGCACTTTCGTTTTTATGACATTCGTCTGGCAGAAGCAATCACCTTCTCAGCACAAGCAGCAAATCGATTTGTTGAGCGATACATCAAAAAATATCTCAATGAAACTTTTCAATTCGAAGAAGAAAAGACATTCACAGTCTATGGTGATACAGATAGTCAATACTTTCAATTAGATCCAATCATCGAGAAGCTTGCAAAGAACAAGACAAAAGAAGAGAAGCTGGAACTAGCAAAGAAAATTGGTTATAGCAAATTGACAGAAAAGATCGATCAAGCCATTGGCGAGTTCAATGAATATCTCAATGTCTATCGTCCTGAACTATCAATGAAACTTGAAGCAGTTGGCTCTGGTGTCTTCATTGCAAAAAAGAAATATATTCTTTCTCTTGTGCATTTTGAAGGTGTTGATTATACAGAGCCTCAATTGAAGATGACCGGTGTCGAAGCCGTCAAGGCTGCTGCAACACCAAATGTTTGTCGCAAGTCATTGACAGATTGTGCCAAGATTATTCTCTATCAAACAGAAGATGATCTGATCAAGTATGTCGAGAACTTTCGCAAAGAATGGAATTCTTTTGAGCCACATCAAATTGCCTTTCCAAAAGGAATCTCAGACCTGCACAAGTATTATAATGCAGATACAGAAGAAAATTTTCATGCCGGGGTTTTTGGAACAGGCTCACTGCACAAGAAAGGTTGCCCGATTCATGTCCGTGCAGCCATCTCCTACAATTATCTGATTCGCAAACATGGCTTGGTTCTTTATTATAATGAAATCAAATCCGGCTCAAAGATGAAATATGTATTCCTACGTGACGAAAAAATCACAGGTGAGAATGTCATTGGCTTCATCTCAAAGCTTCCAAAGGAATTGAATCTTCATGAAATCGTTGACTACAACAAACAATTCGAAAAGGCTTTTCTCTCTCCTCTTGAAATCATGCTCAAGCCGATTGGCTGGCAGCATGAGAAGAAAAAAGATCTGTTCAGCTATTTTTAAGTTGACATTCCTTTGAATTTCTGATATACTCGAAAAGATTCTTCGCAACCCTATCAAAGGACAAATTTATGGCATCAAAATTATTCAAGAATTATAGCAAGTTAGTTGGAAATGAAATGGCGAAGTTGATTGACGAAACGCCATTGAGTTCGGATCCTCAGCGATTTTATGACACAGGTAGCTACATGATGAACGCCTTGATCACTGGCGACTTCTTCAAAGGTGTGCCCGAAGGAAAAATTACATCGCTTGCTGGGGATCCCGGAACAGGTAAAACATTCATTGCTCTTTCTGTTGTCAAGAACTTTTTGAATGAACATCAAAATGGTCACGTGATTTGGTATGATACTGAAAATGCAATCACAAAAGAAATGTTCACGGACCGAAATATTGATTATGAACGAATCGTTTATTCTCCTGTTGCGACTGTTGAAGATTTCAAAAAAGAAACTCTCAAATGGTTGAATGAATATAATCATGCAGAAGAAGAAGACAAAGTTCCTGTCATTATGGTCCTTGATTCTCTTGGTGGTCTGACAACAAAGAAGACTGTCGATGATACATTGAATGAAAAGGAAGTTGTCGACATGACAAGACCAAAGTTGATCAAATCTGCAATGACCATCCTGGCTCTCGAATTGCAAAAGGCAAAGATTCCATTGATCGTTAACAATCACATCTACGATTCAATCTCTGCCTATTCCGGCAAGCAAATGTCTGGTGGCTCTGGTTTGAAATTTTTCAGTTCAACGATTCTTTTCCTGACAAAACGCAAAGAAAAGGATGGAACAAGTCAAATTGGCAATATTATTACAGCCAGAGCAGAAAAATCTCGCTTCACAATCGAAAATAGCAAAGCAGAACTCTATCTAAGTTTCAAGACAGGATTGAATCGCTACCATGGATTGTTGCCGATTGCAGAAGAAGCAGGAATTTTCAAACGTGTCGGTCATCGTTATGAAACTGCTGATGGTAGAAAATTGTATGAGAAACAGATTATGGCAGAAGCAAGCACATTTTTCACACAAAGTGTGCTTGAGCAATTGAATGTTCAAGTCAAGGAACTTTTCTCTTATGGTAAAGCAGAGGAAGAAGAATTGTTCGTTGAAACTCTCGATGAGGAAACAAATGAATCCTGATGGTCTCGAAGAACTAAAATATTCCATTGAGGAAAATCAGGATTTCCTCGTGTCAATTCTTATCGAGAGTGGCCCTTTTGATGGATTTCGTTTCGGAATTGAGAACCTGCGCCTTGTTTATGAAAATGAACAAGGTGAGCTTTGCCTTGTGAGTGATGAAAAGGAAGTTGAAGACCGAGAACTTCGTCTGGATTTTCAAATCAATCTCCTCGATGTTCCAGAAACATATGAAGAATCAACTGTGAATGTGGAAGATTTTGAAACAACTGTTCGTGGTCTTGTATTCAATGTCCTGATGAATTATTCCAACTTATACCAACTGGGAGCAAATGAACATCAAACTTCTGCTGAAGCAACTTACAACTAATCGTGAATATGTGAACAAGGTATTACCATTCATTCGTGAAGATTATTTTGAAGAGAAAGTCGAAAAGGCAATCTTTCGCTACATTGCAAATTTCATCAATGAATATAATACACTTCCTACCGAGAATGTTATTGAATATGAGGCAAGTAAAGATACTTCTCTGAATGAAGATGACCTCAAAGAATTGATTCGTTTGTGGGAAGATATTCAGAAGGAATTTTCAGAAGACGTTACTACAGGTTGGCTAATCAACATCACTGAAGAATGGTGCAAGGAACGTGCAATCTATCTTGCAGTTAGTGAGTCAATTTCAATTATCACCGATGAAAAGAAATCCAAAGGAAAAGGTGCAATCCCTGATTTGCTCAAGGATGCTCTTTCTGTTTCTTTTGACACAAACATTGGTCATGATTTCTCTGATGATGCAGAAGCAAGATTTGAATACTACCACAAAAAAGAAAAGCGGCTACCTTTTGATATCGAACTGTTGAATAAGATCACCAAAGGTGGCGTCACACCAGGAACATTGAACATCCTACTTGGATCTACCAATTCGGGAAAAACTTTGTTCCTGTCCAACTTTGCAGCCTCTTATCTGCAGCAAGGCTTCAATGTTCTCTACATCACTCTCGAGATTTCGGAAGAAGAAATCGCCAAGCGCATTGATTCAAATTTGATGAATGTTGCCATGGGCGATATCTACTCATTATCGAGAGATGAATATTTGAAAAAAATTGAGAAAATTCGCAAAAAGACTATCGGTAAGCTCATCATCAAACAATACCCTACTGGTGCAGGTAATACCATACTTTTCCGCTCTCTTTTGAACGAGTTGCAACTCAAGAAAAACTTTGTTCCGGATGTGATTTTGATTGATTATCTGACCATCTGTTCTTCTTCGAGAATTCGCACCAGTGAAAACTCCTATTCGTTCTACAAATCTGTTGCGGAAGAGGTTCGTGGTCTTGCTGTTGACCTGAAAATTCCAATTTGGAGTGTGATTCAAACCAATCGTGGTGCCCAAGGTGCTTCCGACATGGAACTTTCGGATGTTGCTGAGAGTCATGCAATTTCGATGACCGCAGATTTCATGCTTGCAATTATTACAACTCCTGAATTCATTGAGGAACAGAAGGTAATGCTCAAGCAATTGAAGTCTAGGTATGCAGATCCAAATTATTATAATAAGATTATGATTGGTATGGATCGATCGAGAATGAAACTCTATAATTTAGAAGATGAAATCGAAAAGACCGTGATAAATACTCTGGGTAGAACAACCTTTGAAAAACCAAAAGTTGAAATTGATTTTAGTTAAGAGGTATTATGGGAAATAAATTTTTTGTCGGTGATATAAACTTTGGTGTCAATCCTCAAGAATGTCTTCGAAGAGAAAGCATTTGGGATGATACAACTTCAATGAATAATGACCTTATTCTGAATTGGAATGATGCGATTACAGATGATGATTCAGTATTCATTCTTGGAAATTTCTTTGACCCTAATTTCTATTCTGAAAATACAGAAGAGCAAAAAGAGATTTACGAATCTTTGCAAGGAAATAAAATCTATATTCAAAATACAAGATTACCATATAATAAATATAATCATGAGCTTGGTCCTGTTTTTACAGAATTGACTTTCATCGAAAAAAGTTATTTGGTTCGTGTTACAAATAATTTTGATATGATAAATAGAATAGGTTGTAATTTTAGTGTTGTGTCTTCACCGGAATTCTATATTCAAAAATATAATCACGATTTTATTTACTACGAAGATCAAAAAACGGGCGCTATTATTTTGCAAAATAATCTACCATCACCAGTATACAACGTGTGTATTGATAGTTGGGACTTCATGCCGGTTCCAATTGATGAATTACTTTCGTTTTATTTACACTACAAAAAATAAGAGAGAATGAAAAGTTTCAATCAATTCTATACAGATCTAATTCTTGAAAAGAAGAAAAAGGACGAAAAGGAGAAAAAAGAATTTGATTTGGATGATATGGATTTTGAAAAAGATTCGAGTTCAATTGAGGATCCACCAGATGAGAATCTACCTGATAGTCTTGACGATGTAGGGGAAGAAGAAGGTGATGAAGATCCTCTAGCAGGAGATGATGCTGGAGCAGAAGCGCCACAGGATAGTGAAGCAGATCAAAAAGAAAAAAAGAAATTTGATCCGAACGATGAAAAGGATGTTGAAAACAAAGAAAAGAAAATTGAACAAGATGCACTCAAAAAGGTTTCATCTGATTCAAAAAGCAATGAGTTGGATCGTGATGAATTTGAAGATAAAGTAAAAGAAGAAGAAGATTACCTTGAGGACGAAGAAGAAAAAAATCAAGACCTTTCTTATGAAGACCAGAAAAAAGAAAAGAAACTACAAAAGGATGAAGAAAGTGCCAAGAAGAAAGAACCAGTAAAGGTTCTAATCAATCCTACTTTGGAACATCACATTAGCAATTGGTAAAAAATGGCATCCTTCAAGGATAGAAGAATTTCAGACCTTCCTTTAGCACTTTCACTAGAGGAAGGTTCCGCTTTCCTTATTGTAAATGGTATTGATGGAAGACCATACAATCAAAGAATCAGCACCAAAGGTCTCTTTGAAAACATTCCAGTACCAGTAGTTGTCGGAAGTGAACTTTCTGGTCGTGATGTCACCTTCCATGCTTCAAACAATTCAAAACACAATTTTAATTTTTCTCAAGAAACCGGAGATGTTGTCCTTGGGCATGATGCACTCGTTTCAAACAATCTGGTTGTCAATGGTTCCTTGCGTGTTGCTGGAACAACAATCATCAACAATGTTGATTTTGACCGTATCACAGTCAACGAAGAATTCATTTCAAAAGGCGAATCTCTTTTCACAGGAGTTACTCGATTTCTGAGAATGGTAGAGGTTGCCAATGAGCTTGGTGTTACCC